AAGTTTCTCAAGGTTAATTACCAAGTTATTGGCGATTACCTTATTTGTTGCTTCTTGCCATTTTCGCTCGTTACGCTCTCTTGGATCTTCACTCATTTAGGCGTCCTCCGCTGAAGTGATTCTTTCCATTCTTTCCATTTAGGTATTACTTCAAAGAGATCTAGCTCTTTTTTCTTGTGCATCTTTCGGTACTGTTCAGCACCGAGATTGTCTAGAAAATCGTTAATCACGTTGCCTCCAGTCATCAGGTTTATCTCTTTGGAACCAATCTTTGATGTCGTCAGCACTATCGAACCCCGTTTTGTGATTGGATGGATCGGGGTCGCCTAAACCCATCCTATTCATAAAATCATCCATACTACCTTCTTGGATGTCTTGTGCTGCCTGACGACGTGCCTGTTTCAACCATTCTCTAGCGGTAGTATGTGATTTAGCGAGTTTCTCTGCCCAAATCATCTCTTCTAACTTTACTTCCTCCTTATTTGCAATTTTCTTGCAAATGAATTGCATTTTTAAGCGATACTTGGTAGAAAGCATGTTACTCCCTTAATTTAATTTCTAGATCTTCGAGTTTGTGATATTCAGCGTGTGCTCGCTCTTGGCGTTCACAAATGATATCAAGAATATCATTAAGGATAACATCATTATCGATATAATCCTCAATATATGTATTGAGTGCTTCCTTTAGATACCTGTATCTATGCCACTCTGGTGAATAAGGTTTGTAGTTCATAATAACTCATGAGTAAATTTAGCATCGACCCTTTTGGGCAAATTTTTGGCGGAATTTTTTTCCCGACTTTTTTGTAACTAAAAAGTGATTTTCAAATTCGGGAAATTATTTAATAAATTTATCCATGCGGAGCTTGATGTAATACATTCCAATTACCCACAAGGAAAAAAGGAACCCCTCGCCGTATGACATGGAGTTCCAAGCGTGTACTGCTTCCATCAAAGATCTTCGTTAGCGAGAGAGTCAAAGTAAGAATAAGTATCCTCAGATGCAGCAGGTGCTGCTGTAGATACTGCAGGTTCTGGTGCAGGAGTGGAACGAGTCATCGTGATGTCAGGTGCATTGAAACTATCACTTGCATGATCGTAACCACGCTCTTCATCACGAACCTCAGGTGCAGGAGCACGACCCCTGAGCACAGTATCCATACGTGTCTTCAGTTCATCATATGACTTGAAGTTCTTAGCATCAGTGAACTCATTGAGATCATACTCTTTGTCGTAGATCGCTTCAAGTTGTTCGTCATCAAACCCACCAAGGGTTGTAGGACGACCAAAGGCAGAGGAATCATAGTTCCAGAAACCTGCAACTTTCTTCAGACGAAGGTTGAAGTCAGCACCTTGCCAGAAATCAAAAGGATTGATTGCCTCTTGACCTTCAAACTCAGGTTGCATGAGTTCAATGATCTTGTCATGGATCTTCTTACCATACTTGTAAAGGAATACTTTACCTTCGTTCTGAGGGTTAGCAGGATCCTTGATCACATAGATGTTGCTGTAGTAAGACAGTTTACGCTTCTGCTTACGTGCAACTTCCTTGTCGCTATCCAGACCACTGTTCCACAGCAGACGATTTGCCTCACTGACAGGATCTTGCTGACCCAAAGTTGTCAAAGAGTTTTCAATATACCAACCACCAGGACCCTGGAATGCATGACTCCAGACCTTTGCCCAAGGCATATCACAACCTTCTGTAGGAGGGAGGAAACGAATGACGGCACTGCCGACACCTTCCTTACCCATGGTAGGTTTCCAGAGTCGTTCATCGACGTAACCAGAAACACCCTCTACCTTATTGATTTCCTTATTAAGTTTCTCCAGAAGGGAACCTTGAGCTTTAAGGGATTTAAAAGACATTTGTATTCTCCGTATTAAAAAGATTAGTTGGATTGTGTGTGTAAATGGGTCTTACGTCCGAACAAGTCGCCCTGTCCCATCTGCCCATTGAAATTATGATAGCAGGTCTAGATCTGATTGTCAAGCACCTGTTGACGTAAAGAAGTAATTGATGCCCGAGCGATCTTAAATACCTCAGGACCGACCTGCGTTGCTGGGAGACCCATCTGCTTTGCTGCAATCCTAAAATTTTCTTTGACCATCTCACTATCTTTATCATCACTAAGATTTATCCTAGTGTATAGAACTTCTTGCATTTCAATAAGACGTTCCATCTTACCAAGGAGTTCTTCTTTGTCTTCCTTTGATTTCATCTCAATCAAAGGTGTTTCCATGTAAATTTCTTTATACAATTCATGCATCCGTTCGATCTCCTTTCGGACGATCTCAGATGCAAACATTCCTTTGTCGTTCATAGTTTCTGTAGTACTAATTGCTTAATTCTAGTGGGGTCTTCCTCTATAAAAGGATCATATTTGTGTAGGAGAAACGATAGTTGTTTCCAGATTACATCTTCCTTCAACAACGTGTCATACCTACTAACGAAATGGGTAATCTTATTTAACATTATAAGAGTTTCCAACATCACCCTACCACCAAGATATGCTTTTAGTAATTGAGAATGACCACGATTACATTTGAACACATCATTAAATTCATTTACTTGAACAGAGAGGTTTTCAATATCCTGTCCAAACAAATAAGTAATACTCTGCATCTTTCTTTTCCAGTCCATATAATTATTATCATTCATTTGAATGATATGGAAATTAGAATTGACTAGAAAGTTAGATACAAAGTATTGTTCTACTTCTTCTGCTGTGTATTTTTTGGAGAGTTTTTCAAAGAAGTAAACGTCATTCCTCTCCATGAATTTTTCTCTTGATACTTTGATACTTCCTTGGTATTCAAAGTAATCATAGGTTTTGCGACTGAAGTGTGTCTTCAGTGCAACATAAATTTGATAAACCTCAAAGGGATACATGATTAAAGTGGCAGAACGCCTCTGGTTGTTTTTTTAATATAGTTAAGACGAGTTGCCTCTGCCTTAATCTTTTCCTTCAGTGAAGGAGCAATCAGTTTAACAACTGATTCAATTTCAATGTCTTTCGACTCACAAAAATCAACGATAGCATCAATGTAATTGATGGTTCTGTTACTATCTTTGACCATGTTTTCAATAGTCATTGAAAACTTGTTTTTGTCCATAAAGTTTTCATCAATTAGTTCATTAATGTTTTTGTTTTTAGTGGGCATCTTTGTACTCTGCAATGTAATCGATTAGCAGAGGCACATAGTCGTCAGGGTTCTTAATGAACACTTGGGTATCACCTGTTTGACAAGTGACCAAAGTAACAATCTGATCTACTTTGATATCAGATCGCTCTTCATACATCTTAGCATATCCTGTCTCTTGAACAAAGTAGTTCTCAATCCAGGATTCTTTCTTTTCCTTTGAAGAAGTTTTGAAATCTATGACCGAAAGTTTGCCATCGAACTCAGCGATGCAATCTACTCGTCCAGCAATTCCAAATTCATGACTGAATAAAGGTGCCTCTTGGAAGTGAATGTTGTTAATACGTCCAAGCATGGACTTTGCCTGCTTGAACAGTAACAACGCAAGATACTTATCTTTGTACCTTTCTAGATCCAGATTATTGTTTAGATAATCTTCCACTATACTATGTAGTGAGGTTCCAACAGACGCTGCCCGAGTAGACACCTTGTTTGCTTCATCATTACCAACTCTCTTCCTCCACTCTGCAATTGATTTGCGTTTACGATAGGAACAGATGGTAGAGATAGATGGATATTCATTACCATCTACAGCATAAACTCGTTTGCCATTAGGTGAAGTGGTCGCCTTGATGTCCTCAAGGAGGACACCCATATTAACATGATTAAACATCAACCAAATCCTAAATGCATTTTACTAAGAATGTAACTCTTGATGAGACCAGATCTTACGATATCGTCAACACCAAACTCAATACTTTGGAACTCTTCCATGACCTCAAGAATCTTCATGAAGTCAAGGATGCCATTACGCTCATTAGTTTTAATGAGGTCGGTCTGCATAACATCACCTGCAAAGATGATCTTACAATCAGTACCAATACGAGTGATGATTGAATCCAACTCATGGAAGTTCAGGTTTTGACACTCATCAACAATAACAATAGCATTGTTGAGTGTTGTACCACGAAGGAAAGAAGTACTCCAGAAAGAAATAGTTTCCTGTGCCTTCAGGTTATCATACAGCATGTCAAATGCTGGATCGTCAGGCATTTTGAACATGTGTTGTACCATGTTCTTATATGGAATCTGATACAAGTTTGACTTGTCTTCATGATCTCCTGGAAGGAATCCAATCTCTCTTGTAGGGACAAGTGAACGCACCATATACAGTTTTTCATAAGGAGATGTGCCTGAAAGGATCTCCTTGAGTGCCAGGTACATTGCTACGAATGTCTTACCTGTGCCTGCACATCCATAGAGGAAAAGGTGTTTGCCCTTTTCGTATGCATCGAATGCAGTTGTTTGATTTTCGGTTAAAGGATTGATCTCAATTAGATGATCAACATTAATTGGTTTTTTGCGTCTCATTTGCTTTGCTGTGCTATTCACAAAATCGAATTGATTGTCTTTCCTTCTTCTAGGCATATGGGTTAATGAGTATCGATGTTGGAACGGTAGTTTGCTTTTTTGATAGATTTCAGAACGTCTCTGAAACCGTCAGGAACTTTGTTCCTAACACCTGCATCTGCTACAAGACCAGGAAATGAATCATGGTACTGTTCAAGATGTGGGTTATCTTCTTTGTATTTATCCAAAACAGTGAAACTCATGCGTTCCTCAGTAATCTCACCAGTTTCTTTATTCCTGAACTGATACGTCGGCATCGCCTTCCCCCTCCTCTTTCTTGTTAAATCCAAATGGTCCTTCTTTTTTCTCTAATGCGAGTTTCAATGCAACACCACCGACTGCCTCCATACATTTAAGAATGTCTTCGGTCTTAGCATCTTCACCAAGTTCTTTGGCAACGTACCAATACTTTGGCCAGAAGGTTTCTCCTGCCTTTTGATAATCTTCAAGTGTTAGTAGTTTCATGGGTTGACCATCCTAATGCTTCAGCGGTAATTGGAAATTGACCTGCAAACAAACACTTACATTCATTTGCAATGTCCATGTGCTCTTTTTGTGTGCCATTGGCAGAGCGTAGTTCTATATAGTGGATCCATGAACGAATTGAACCCGTCATGTATAATCTAGTGGGCGTTGCTAAAGGAAGTACAAAACGAGCACACTCCTTTGCCACACCACGTGAAAGCATCTCACGATACAGATCCATACCTTCATCAAAATGTTTTTGAATTAGGATCTGAAGATGCTGTCGTTCAAAAGGATCAATGTCATCAATACTGTTTTGACGATTCTTTGTATCCTGACGACGAATATCAAACATAGGAATTCTTTCTCCCAACAAACTACTGTCAGCGTAGCGTTGTGAAAATTCCTGGAAGGTGAAGGACCTATGCCTCAATATTTGAGCTGCCAGTCCCCTGGTGGTCTCGATCTCAAGCGTCATGAATGCCTGCTCAAAGACGCTCCAATGCTGGTGTTTGATGCAATAGGATAAAAGACCCGCAACCTTTGGATTTTCCTGGTTATTGGGGTTGCTGACCCTTGCCACATACCCCATGTGCTTCTCAGCATCAGGGGTAACACTAATAACTTTAACTTGCATAGTACGCTTGATAAAATTTTACAATGCCAGACGAACTGACGTGTCCTTGGGAGACCCAATCATGACAACATGCCTGGATACTCTCCATACTATATTTTGGTTCTCCATTTTCTTCGGTAAGACCACCAAACTTGTTCAGGAGAATTGTGTATACCGTTGAGCGTAGTTCCATACGCTCCTCGTTGTAGCGCCAGTCGTCGTTCATTTTGATTTCTTGGGTTTGTTTCCAAAGAGTTTCGGATTAACCATACCATACATGGTCTCCATTGTCAAGATCTTTCCACCTACTGGTTTGAGAAGATCGTAATAAGCATCAAAAACTTTAACGTTTTTAGGACCGCAGGCATGATCATAGTGAGTCACGCCATCGATCTCATACACCACTAGTACAGCGTTGTATGGCCAATCTTTCTTATCGATAGTTTTAGGATCGCAATCATGAGAAAAAACTACTACGTCATATTTTGACCGTAGTAGTTTTTTATCAGCGTCTGTTAGATTGAAATTCATCGATGAGTTGTCTGATTCGGTCTTCACAGAATCCTGGGTTTGATAGGGTGACTCTGTGGAAAGTTTCTCGGTCATTTTGCTCCTCATTTATGCACTTTTTAATCATGTAGATCACTCGTTGTTCATTAACGATGTTGACCATGGTTGTCATTCACTCCATTTAATTTCGGGGAAAGCTTCTTTAACTACTGCAATAGTAATTCTAAATTTTGATTGGAGTAAACCGTCTTTAACGAGACAGATAACTTCTGCTTCGCTTTCGTGAAGACCTTCAAGCAATTGAATGAACAGTTGCTCTCGCTTCATACGAGTCAAGGAGTTTGCACCCTTAATAAATCTCCAGAGGTTACGGTACTCCCTTTCAAGAACTGTATGTTCTGTTCCAATCGGTGCATCATTTT